TATTATCTCTATTACTCTATGGCTGCCTACGATCTTGTCTCAACCGCTAACGTAAAATCATTTCTGGATATTCAAACTACTACTTGGGATACAGTTATTGGTACGCTCGTAACAAGCTGTAGTGTATGGATAGAAAATTATTGTGGTGGGTTACGCTTTAAAAACAGTCTTAGTGACGTAACCGAATATTATGACGGTGATCCATTTGAAGAGGGGAACAAGTCAATATTCTTGAAGAACATCCCAATAGTAAGTATTACAAGTGTTTCTTATGCTAGTGGATCGTTAAGCTCTCCAACGTGGACAGCATATGATGCCTCGACAGGCTATGTAAGAAACGATAAAACAGGTGAATTAGCTTTTTACGCGCTTCCAGTTGGTAAGCAAAATATCAGGGTTATTTATCAGGGTGGCTACACATCTATACCTGAGGACTTACAAATGGCGTGTCTAGAACTCGTTGCCAGAATCTTTAATAAGAGGAAATCATTTGGCGTTGCTACTGAATCTGTAGGTGGAGCAAACGTTGTTTGGGAAAAGGAGCTAGATGTTGATCTTAGGAAGACACTTAACAGATATAGAAACTATGCATTTTAGATACAACTATACTACACCTGTAACGGTGAAACGAAACACATACACTGGAGACAAATCTACTTACACTACCCAAGCTACCACTGTTTTTGGATATTTTGCACCAACGTCAACTAACGAGACCATTGGAGCTCAAGGTATTATTTCACAGTCATTCCAATTCGTGACAGATGGCACTCAAGACATTCAAGCAAACGATAGGTTAGTTATTGGAAGTACTGAGTATGGAGTTAAAGGCATTCAAAGGTTTACGCAACTATCACAAGATGTATTGGTATGCACTCTCAATAAGAGTGTTAACAAGTAGTTTATGGCAGCAGACCTTACTGTAAAAATAAGCGGTCTAGACGCACTACAGAAGGCATTCAAGCAATCGCCAAAGGTAGCCACTAAACATCTGAATACAGCCATCAAGCAGTCAATATTCACATTGCTAGCAAATGCGAGGATGGCAGCACCAGTTGACCAGGGTTTTCTAAGAAATTCAGGGATGGTTACTAGCTTTGAAATACTAAAAGGTCTACTCGAAAATAAAGCACCATATGCCTTGTATGTTCATGAAGGAACTAGACCTCACTACGTACCGCTTTCAGCTATTAAGGGGTGGGCAGATAGGCATGGTATACCACCGTTTCTAGTTCAAAGGTCAATTATGAGAAAAGGAACTAAGGGAAAACCATTCTTCAAAGATTCAATAGAGGCATCACAGGAAAGTATCAATCAGTACTTTGAAAGAGCCCTCAATAACATTATTAAAGAATTATCTCAATAAAATGGATTTCAACACACTTAGAACTTACATTAGCAGTAAATTAGCAACACTGTCAGGTTCAGGACAGCCCCTAACATTTGTAGACGACAAGCACCATACAGATTTTACCGGATACCCAGCAGCAACATTTGAGCCAATTAGGCTAGAGAACGAGATGTTTACTAACACTGATAACAAAAGAGTGTACAGCTTTAGTATTCTAGTCCACCAGGAGATGGATATTATTGGCAGAGATAATGCCGTCAGAATATTAGATGCATGTGTTGATGCTATAAAATCTGCATTCGATACTGACTATACGTTAGGTGGCAATGTTGACTACACAGACCCTATAACTGTTGATTTTGCTGAGTACAGTGAAGGTAACGCGAGCATTAAAGTAGCTATCATGCGGCTTAGTGGAACAATTGAAGAACAGGTTATTACGTAGCTCTACTATTTTAAATTTGTGCAGTACATGTATACTTTGTGTGTATCACATTTATATGAATACTACCAAGGATAAAAAAAAGCATTCTGAAGCAGTTGATCTAAAGCCTTACAACTTCCCAGAACACAATATCACTCTATGGGCAAAGGACATGGAGCACGCATTGGTCGAGCTTGAAAAACATCTAAAAAATAACTCTTAATATCTATGTCAAAAACAGTTGGCCGACTCGCCTGGATCGGTCTGGGGAAGGAATCAAGTCGTGGTACAGCAGTAGCACCAACATACGGTGTGCCATGGATGAGTATTTCAAGCATTGATGACAAGGTTGGAACTGTTACCAATGAGGCGGCATTAGCACGTTTAGAGTCAGTAGATGACTATGCGGTAGTAAAGAAATTTGCAGAGGTTGGATGGTCAACAAAGATTAAGAGTGACCATTTAGGTTTAGTCCTTCTATCATTAATGGGTTCAGTAAGCTCTGTAGCTAAAAGTGCACCTAATACTTCAGTTTACGATCACACATTTTCAGTACTTCAGTCTGTTCAGCACCCTTCACTCACTATTGCGTATAAGGATGCAAACGCTGATGTGCGCTTTGCTAATGCTGTTGTTAATACCTTGAGAATCAACTACGAGCGTGGACAATACTGTACATATGAGGTGACAACAATGTCGAAGGCTTCTGCTTCAGCAACTAACACTGTTGCCAATACTGCAGAGTACGACTTTTTGCCTCAGCATCTTACATTCAAGAATGCGAATGCACAGTCAGGGTTAAGTGGAGCAAGTGCAGTTGCTATTAGAAGCGCAACAATTGAATTCTCACAAAATTTAGTCTCAGAAGATGTGCTAGGAACTACTGCACCAAATGATTTCTTAAGCCAAGGATTCACTGCACGCGGAAGTGTCACATTGGTACACAATGCTACTACCTATTCAGCGCTACAAAATGCGGGAACTAAGCAAGCATTGCGTTTTGACCTTCTTCATACTGCAACCATTGGTACTAGTTCTAACCCAGAGTTAAAGATTGACCTTTATAGTGCTTCTATAAGCAACTATGCAAAGAGATTGTCATTGAATGAGTTAGTTGAGGAGTCATTTGATTTTGAGGCTTACTTTAATCTTTCAGATAGCAAGATGCTAGACGTTATTCTTACTAACTTAGTAACTTCATACTAACTATGATAGTTAAATTTAAACTACCTAGGTGTGGATGGGAAATTGATGTCGAGTCTGAACCTGCATTTGGAGATTACGATGCAATCGACTCTTATATGATTGCTAATACACAAGGAGCTATAAACCCAGAAACTGAGAAGTGGGAAGGAAAGGTTCCAGGAAGTGTATTGGTGAATGCTAAATACAACAAAGTGGAGATACTAGTTAAAGCAGTAAGAAATGCTGAGGGTAGCCCACTGGGCGAAAAGGTTGTCGACATTATGAAGTCTCTGCATCCAGAAGATGGAAGAGCATTGATTAAGTTTGTTGAGGATACCTTTGAAGACTATAAAAAAAAATTAGATACGACCGTGCAGCAATAGAGGAGGTTGTTTTGTATAGGGGAAAGCACAAAGAGGCGGTAATACCATTCTTATCTCTTAGAACAGGGATTGCCCCAAGTGTCCTTAAACAAGAAAGTTACCGAGATCTATCAGCATTAATGAGCTACATAGAATTTGAGACTCAGAGAGAGAAAATGAAATCAAATAAATAACCTATGGCTGATAATCAAACCCTTACTATACAACTCGAAGCCAAAGATGACGCCAGCAGAAAGATTCAAGATGCTGGGAAGAAAATATCTGATGCAGTTAAGGGTATTGGTGATGCAGCAAAAAAGATTTCTGTATTTTCAGCAGCAGCACTAGCAGGCATAACAGCGTTTGCGGTGAAATCCGTTAAGGATATGGGTAGTTTGGCAGAGGAGGTAGATAATATGCAGAAGCGCACAGGCCTTGCGACTAGTTCAATATCTGCCTTAAAACTAGCAGCTGATCAAACAAGTGTTCCAATAAGTGCAATGGAGCTGGGTATGAAGAAGCTTGGTGTCAATATACTAGATATGCAAGATGCTGGTGTAAAAGCCCAGAAGTCAATTAAGGATCTTGGGTTGAAGTTTAAAGACATTCAAGATCAGCCAATTGAAAAGCAGTTCTTTACCATTGGTAATGCAATTGCCAAGTTGGACGATCCAACAGAGAGAGTTAGGAAGTCTATAGAACTTTTTGGTAAAGCAGGTACTGACCTATTACCTATATTTGGCGAGGGTTCAATGAGTTTGCAGGAATGGACAAAGAAGGCTGAGGAGATGGGCGTTATGTTAGATTCTAAAACTATTGATTCAGCTCTTAAAGCAGACCAGGCATTTGATGACTTTGAAGGAACTATGAAGGGTTTAGTAAACACAGCAGCTCAAAACTTCTTACCAGTAGTAACCGAAATGGTTGAGGGGCTGACGCCACTGATTCAACAGGTTGGTAATTGGGTAAAACAAAACCCAGAGTTGGTAAAACAAATTGCTGAATGGACGGTAAAATTACTTGCTGCTGGTGCGGCTCTTGGCCCTTTCGTTAAGCTTATGGAAGGGTTGTCTGCGACCATGTCTGTTGCGAAGTCAATTGGTGAAGTAAGTACAGCGCTAAAGATTCTAACCGGTGTCGGATTGGGTGGTTGGGGATTGGCACTTGCAGCAGTCATTGGATCACTTACTTGGATCTTAATGAACTGGGAAGAGGTAAGTACAGGAATAGAGTCTATTGCTAAAAAGCTTGGACTTATAACCGAAACTAGCAAAGATGCTCAACTTGAACTAAGTAGACTTCAGACTACAACAGTAAGGGTTGGTAATGAAATTGGAAAGCTTACTACAGTGAATCCTAAATATTATGGATCAGCAAAAACAATCATGGATCCTGATTACGACAAGTACATGAACCTTACAACACGTGATAAGAGTCAGGATAAAATTTCACAAGCAACAGGTATGTTTGGTGGAACTGGTTTCCTTGGTTTATTCGCTAATGGTGGTAGACCTGGCGTTGGTAAGCCTTCAATTGTTGGAGAAAATGGGCCTGAATTATTTGTACCTGATCAATCTGGAACAGTACTGCCTAACTCTAGGATGGGTGGATCAACTGTGAACATCACCATTACTGGCAATACACTGTTAGATCACAGTGCTGCTGAAAAAATAGGTGACATGATCTTTGACAAGCTTAGACTTCAACAACGTTTTTAAAAGAATATGGCATTACAGATTTACGTTAACGGAGTAGACAGGACGAATCTTATTGCATGGCAAAGTGTAGAGTTACAAGAGAACCTTACTGACCAAGTAGATACGCTTAGGTTTTCTTATGATAAGTTCGGATCTTCTTCATTTATACCTGCTGTATTAGATGAGGTTACACTGTATCAAGACGCAGTAAAGATGTTTGGTGGTAATATTGTAGATATTCAGGAGACGTCCTTGGTAGACGAAATCAGATTTCAGGTAGTAGTTAAGGACTACACGCACGCAATGGACAGCTTTTTGGTTGTGGAGAGCTACCAAAATAAGCCTGTCATTAATATTATTATCGATATCCTTAATACGTTTATTAACAAGAACAATCGTATAGGTATTGCTACTTTTGAAACAAACGAAATATGGAGTGCTGGATCAGCGGATACGACAAATTTTAGGGTTGGTTCTCAAGGTAGGGTGCTAACTAGCTCAGGATCAACCACAACGGCGTATAGGGATGTAGCTTTAAACCTACAGCCTACTGGCTACGCAACTAGCGACTATATTGATATTGATGTGTATGTAGATACTATTTCAAACCTTTCAAGCTGTGTCATGAAGTTGGGCAACACCGCTATGACAACCTACTATAGTAAGTCAATTACTGGCCTAGTATCTGGATGGAATAGAGTGCACCTTTTGAAGTCTGGATTCTCTACTACTGGTAGCCCTTCATGGAGCTCAATTTCACGCATTCAACTAGAAGTTACAGCTGTGGCTGCTACGACTGTAAATGTCACATTCGACAACTGGAATGAACACAAAGCCAGTGCGTTTACCTGCAACGCTTCATTTTCTGCAACGCAGATAGTGAGCTACATGGCGTTTAACTACATCCAGCCATCAAAAGCGTTTCAAAAAATGGCTGAGCTGTTTCAATGGCAGTGGTATGTAGATGAGGACAAAGACATACATTTCTTTGCCAAGTTCACGGAACCTGCACCATTTGATTTAACAGACACCAGTGGCAACTATGTACCAAAATCGTTAGTAGTAAAAAGGAATGCTGACCAGTTGAGGAACTCTATTTATGTTCGAGGTGGAGAGTATCAGGGCAGCGCAATCAACGATGATTTAAGTCACCAAGTTGATGGTACAAATAAATTATTCAAGCTTGCATACAAATACACCGACTATACGCTAACTGTTGCTGGTACAACGAGAGCTGTTGGGGTAGAGAATCTTGATTCGTATACTTCTAATGTTGGTGCAAAGCAAACCACATTCGGGACAGCTAATGTGACTATAGGTGATGCAGCTGCTAGGACTCGTCAGGCACAGCAAGTCATTACTACAGCTCATGGTAGGAGAAATGGCGTGAAGTTAAGAGTTCGCAAGGTTGGTGCACCTGTAGATAACTTACAAGTTCAGTTTTTTAGCGATAGCGGTAGTAATACACCGAGCGGCTCTAGCACTTCAACTACTGCTACAGTTGCAGGTGGTTCGCTTACCACGTCTTATGTAGAAACTACATTTACGGTAACAGGTGCAGTACTTAATGCTGGTACAACGTACCATGTTGTTATTACTAGAAGTGGAGCAAATGATGCTGCCAATTACTATCAAATAGATGCTGGAGCACAGAGTGATTACGATGGTTTAAGCAATACTTACAATGCGTCATGGTCAGCTGGAACAAACAAACTCTATTTCATTGAGTTATTAGACTTTGATGTTCTCTATAACTTCAACGAAAAAGTACTCAAATTTAACACAGCGCCTGCATTGGCAACTAGTATTGTTTGGAATGGCAAGCCTTATTTCCCTGTTATTGCGCAGTATAAAGACAACGCATCGATTAGTAGCTATGGTGAGACACAGCATATTATTGTTGATCCAACGATTAAGAGTACAGCAGGAGCTCAACAAAGAGCACAGCAAGAGATATTAGAATGGTCTGCAGAAGCATTGGAGGCTTCATATATAACCCGTCAGAGCGGCTTACACGCCGGTATGACACAGAATGTTCAGTCGACATTGAGAGGGTTAGATGAAGATTATCTGATAAAAACAGTTACCGCTCGGGCTAGGGGGCCGAACGATTTCGAGTATCAGGTATCTCTTGTCACTACAAAGACAATGAGCCTCCTTTACTTCCTGCAGGCGCAAATTCTGAGAGATCAAAACGCCATTGTTATAAACGACGATGAGTTGCTCAATAAAATTGAGGGTATTTCAGAGAGCGTAACTATGAGCAGTGCTTACTCAACTCTTGTGTGCACAGAGCGTGTTTGGTCAAACGATGCGGGCACGACAACCAACAGATTGCTATACGACGGCACAACTTGTGACGTTTGGAATTAATAAAAAACTATGAATCATTCACTTCAAGAAAAAACATCACTGGATGGGATAATGCTTATCGAGCTAAGGGATGCAGTGACAAACGAAATTAAAGAATACCACGAAATACATAACGTTGTATGTGATCGAGGAAAAAACGTAATAGCTGCTCGCTTGAATAATGAGACAACCTATACAGGTATTATCAACTATCTTGCAGTTGGCACTGGAGCTACGTCTCCTGCTTCTACAGACACACAGTTGGTTACAGAATTAGCACGCACAACTGTTTCAAGTAACAGTAGAGTTAATAATATTGCAACTATCAGTTTCTTTTTTAACTCGGCAAGTGCAAATGGAACGCTCACTGAGGCAGGAGCTTACATAGATGGGACAGCAAGTTCGAATAGTGGACAGTTGTTTGATCACGTAACGCTTCCATCCATCGTTAAAACGACCGCTGACACTTTAACAATAGCTTTAGTTGTCACTATTCCTTGATACTAAATGTACTGTACATGTACAATACATGTGTAGAATAAGTACAACATAGCTCATGCCTTTATCAAGTGTAGTTGTCGCTGGTAATCCAGCATTAGCAAGTCAATATAACAATCTGAGAATAGATGCAATGGCTCGCATCGAAACAGTTACAGCCGGCGAAGCTTATGCCGCAACAACAGCTGTTACCAACGCAGGTTCAAATCAAGCCTACAGTCTTCCAACACTGCTTCAACAAGACTCGACTTCTGGTAAGTGGTTAAAGATGGACGGTGACACGGTTGGATTAGGAGCACGGGTTAGAATTGGGATGGCATACGAAGCATCTGCTGGAGATGGTTCATCAGTTAAGATTTACTTGCCAGGAAGTCTCATTACGGGACTTAGTGCTATGACTGCTGAGGTTGGCAGGACAGCATCAAACTCAACCACATCTGGTGCTGTAGAAAGTACTGTCTTACCACCATATCACACGTACATAGGTTGGTGGCCAAGCGCTACATCGTTCATGTTTGAGGGGTTGATGTTTAACAATGTGAACCCTAAGAACATTGCTGTTCCGGTCACTTCTGGGGAAGCCTTCTCTGTTCGTGATGCTTTATATGTGAATGTTACTGATGGAAAGGCGTACAAAGCAGTCAGTAACACTTCAAGGCGAGCTGGCGGTTGGTACTCTCCAATGATTGCAGCACAAGCTGCAACAGCAGCTGATCAAATAGTACTGGCATACCCACCAGGTTCAATAATTTATGGTTACTCTGGGTTAACTCCTGGATCAGAATATTATACATCAACTACAGCGGGAGCACTTACAGCCGATCCTGGGTATAAACCAGGTTATGCAATTGGGTATGGCTTTGCCCTCACTTCTTCTGTGTTTTGTTTTAGTACATTAGAAAAGAATGACAATGCAGTCACAAATGGAGTTGTAGCCGGTGAGAACTGGACAGTTGGTGACCTTCTTTACTTTAAAAAGTCAGACGGTCGTTTTTACCGAGCAGATGCAGACGTTGCCGAGTCAGGTATTTGCGAATACCCGGCTATAGCAGCAGCAACTCACACAGCAGGTGCTGGTACATTTCAGATAGTATTTTTACCTGGCTCACTGATCTTTGCTACCATTGGAGGAACTATCGGTGATCGAGTTTATCCATCGTCAACGACTGGCGGGTACACAGCAAATACTCCAGCAAGTTATGACACGTTCTACCGACAGGTAGGAATGTTCGTTCTTACTAGCGTTTTGCACTTGGTCCCTCAAGAGATGCAGTTTCTTCCTACTGGCATTCAGGAGAAGGGTTACTGTAGCGCTGAAAGTGTAGCCGGTCCAGTTAGAGCTGGTACTGGAGTTAACTTCAAAAAGATAATGGTCAACACACCGTCATCAATTACTTTCAGTTCTATCGCAACCTCTGGTGTCACATCAGGTCCGACAGCATTGAATATTAGTAGGTTTGGTTTTGGATTCCAAATACAAAACAGTGGATCTGGTATTTATAACTGGTACGGAACCTACCAAACAGTTGGTAACTAAAAAAACAATTATGTACTCTATTACAATAAACGAGACCGAAAGATTATTCACCCTAAATGATGAATTTACAGACACCGAGTGTACGTTTGACGAAGTGCTGAAGTCTGAAGATTGGATTCAGAAAAGGGTAATAACTATCACACACAACACCGTTACTGAAGACGGCAAGAACCTATCAAGCTGCCTAAGTAGAGGGGCCTTTACGGACAACATGATTCATGGAGATAGAGATTATATGAAGAGTCGTATCGAAGGAGTTTATGAGTACAATACAGCTATACATAAACTCTACAACCTCCTTGAGGGTAAAACTATAGAAGAAGCAGAAGCAGAAATAGAAAATATTTGTGAACAGCGAACTAAGCTAGATCAGTTGAAACGAGAATGGAACAACGAACAGGTAGAAAAGTATGCCGCTCTTGAGCAGGCGTTAGTAGGTGTTGAAACTGAGAGTGAAAGAGAGAAAGTTGAGAAGAAGATGTTAAAGATTAAACAGCAGAAGCCACCATTCCTAGTTTCTCAAGAGATGAAGAAAATGTACTACGCTGCTAGAGATGAATCAAAGCCGCATATCAAGTTTTCTAATGTAACCCCAACGATGGTGAAAGATGCTTACGGGGAGGGACTATCGATTCAATAAGTAAATTAGTCATGCCAACGAAGCAAACTAAAGTTAGTAACAACGTACAATTTAATATGGGTTTACTCTTTCAGTCTGTAGGTAACATTGAAGAGGATGTTGCTAACATACTAAGCGCACAGAAAGAACACTTTGCGAAGATAGAGATTATGTACGCCACTAAACATGAATTACAGGAAACACACAAAATTGCAACGTTTGTTAGGGACAAGATTCAAAACGAGCTACCCCTAATGCAAAGCGAAATAGGGAAGTCTACTCGGTTGTGGGGATTTGGTTCAAAGTTAGGAAAAGTTGTCTTAATTGGGCTTCAGGTAAGCATTACCACTGTCATATCGACTGGCACTGTATACTATTTGACGAAGATTTTATCGTAAATCATCTATTACTGATAACTATACTTGTATACAATATGTACAGTACAGAAACTATCCAAAATGAAGAACATTCGTCTGTTCAGTACACAGTTAGATTTAAGCGCAGGACCGGTTACCATACCGCAGAATAGCAATGGCGATGAACAGATAGTTATTAGTTCTTT